ACTGCTTTTAAATTACAAATATCTACAAAACTGTTTTTATATGAACCGCCACTGCAAGCATTATAAGCGGTTTTAATATAGTAATCATAAAGGTTTCCAGAAAAGTCAACATTACTAGAATTAATGGAAGCAATATTTCCGTCAACAGTAGAATATAGATTGTTCATAAAATCACATTCATTATTTTGTAATTTGCTTAGGTAAATCATATAACCTATAAAAACGATAAGGATTATTAAAATGAATGCCATAATAAGATATGTTTGAAATGATTCATCCATATTTTGTATTGCGCTTAAATAATCAGTTTGCGGGCTAGACATTAATCTAATATATTATATTATTTTTAATTTGAAAGAAGAAATAAAAAGTAATTAAGAGAATAGAATTATATTATGATGAAATAAAGAATTAAAAAATGTATATATTATATACTAATCATGGCCGGCGGACTAATGAATCTTGTTAGCGTAGGGCAACAAAATATTATTTTAAACGGGAACCCCAGCAAGACTTTCTGGAAGGCAACTTATAAAAAATACACAAATTTTGGTAAGCAAAATTTTAGACTGGATCAAGAGGGCACACCATCCTTAGGTCTCACAACAGAATCTACGTTTGTGTTTAAGGTAAAGAGATATGCCGACCTTCTTATGGACTGCTACATATCTATTAATTTGCCGACTATTTGGAGTCCCATTATGCCTCCTCAAGCAGTAACACAACCGGACGGTTCAACCGCATATACAGATTGGGCACCATATGAATTTAAATGGATTGAAAATATTGGCGCTCAAATTATAAGAAATATTACTATTACTTGCGGTAATCAACAACTACAAAAATATACCGGTCAATATCTTTTAGCGTCAACTCAGAGAGATTTTAACGGAACAAAATTGTATTTATTTAATCAAATGATTGGCCAGACGGTGGAACTAAATGACCCCGCAAATTATGGTGCGCGTGTAAACTCTTATCCGAACGCCTATTACACTACAAGTCCGGCAGGCGCGCAGCCTTCTATAATGGGTCGCACTTTATACATCCCTCTTGGCGCGTGGTTTAATTTAGTTACGCAACAGGCTTTCCCCTTGGTGGCTCTTCAATACAATGAATTACAAATAAGTGTTACATTTAGACCGATAAATGAATGGTTCACTATTCGCGACGTCATGGATTATACAAATAATTATCCAGTGGTAGCGCCAAATTTTAATCAATATTATATGCAATTTTATAGATTTTTACAAACGCCGCCAGACGAGGAGTTGGGTATAAACTCTTATGTAGACACTAGAACAAACTGGAATGCGGATATTAATTTAAATTGCACTTATTGTTTTTTATCAAACGACGAAGCCGAAATTTTCGCGAAAAACGAACAAAGGTATATGTTCAGACAAATTTACGAGAAGCCATATTATAATGTTACTGGACCCAATAAGATTGATTTAGATTCCATTGGTATGGTTATCAGTTGGATGTTTTATTTCCAAAGAAGCGACGCAAATTTACGTAACCAATGGTCGAATTATACAAATTGGCCATATAATTATATGCCACAAGATATTACTCCTGCTACAACTGCGGGTGATTTTCCGAATCCAGCGCCATCGCCTCCTAATCCTGCCACATTAGGTCCCGGATTAAATCCAGATGGATCCCTAAGTGGTCTTTATACAACCGGAATATATAACCCACAAAATATTCAGTATATATTAGTGGCATTAGGAATATTAATGGACGGACAATATAGAGAGAACATATTGCCGGCAGGAGTGTATAATTTTATTGAAAAATTTGTGAGAACATCTGGTAGTGCCCCTTCAGGATTATATTGTTATAATTTTTGTTTAGACACAAGTCAACAATCAACTCAACCTTCGGGCGCAATGAATATGAGTCGCTTCACTAATATTCAGTTTGAGTTTACAACTATTATACCTCCTGTAGACCCTTATGCCCAAGTGCTTACTATTTGTGACCCGACAACGGGTGATATTGTTGGCATTAATAAACCGACGTGGCGAATTTATGATTATAACTTTAATATGTATTTAATGGAAGAACGTGTAAATTGCGTAATGTTTGTTGGTGGAAATGCCGGGTTATTGTATGCTACATAAATATATTACATAAATATTATGAAAATCGTATTTTACTCAGCGTGATTTTGTCAATAAATGTAGATAATAAATTATATATTTGTTTAAAAATAAAAGAACCGTCATAAATAAAACATACGTCTAATTTATCGTTAAACTTGGTTTTCAAAATATTCGACATTTCATAAATAAATTCTTTGTTTTTGTCTATTTCTAATAATGTTAATTTTTTTATATTTGCGTGAACAGTGAAAGTGTCAAAACTTGTCAAAACGGTTTCTATAATATAGATTAAATAATTTAATATTTGTGTTTTTTCTATAAATACATTTACGTGTTTAAAATACTCATAATTTACGGCTATTTCGTTGTTCGCTTTAACGTGACAAAAATGATGTAATAGTTCTTTCAATTGCTCTTCCGTTATTTTTTTTTCTAAATTAGATAAATTTGTCTTCATTATATTATTTAAATTAAGGTGTTTAATTTATTTTTTTAAAGTAAATTTATTAATTAATTTGAAACAGATGTTATTATTTTCTTCTAAATAATAAAATCTATAAATCTATAAATCTATAAAATCGTAAAGGGTTTTTACTTTAATGGGGCGTTTGAAGCGTAAGGACCGTCGTCAATAAATTGACCTGTTAAAGAATACCTTACAGGATAATTCGACATAAATTGAAGTCCTGAAGGTGGTTTATATCTTTTATCAAAAAGCGATTTTTCTTCATTAAATTCATCTTGCCAATCATTTACACCAAAATTAGGCATAGCAGGTTTAGAATACATATTTGAAGTTATAATTTTTTCGCGTGTTCCATAACCACTTGTTAAAGAGGAATAATTAGGAGTAACTCCAACCGTTAGTTTGCCGGCATCATCATTTCCCGGAACAAAATTTCCATCTTGGGTCTTTTGTGAAGATTTAGAAGGCTGGCAACCAGGGCAATCTATATCAGCAAAGCATTGTTGTCCAGTAACAGAACATCTAGCGGTCGGTCCGCAAAAATTTGAACAACTATGTGTAGAATTTAATGGTAAATCTACTGAATGACTTGTAGAAGATGTATTCATTTGATTATTAGTATTATTAGTATTATTAGTATTATTAGTATAGGATCCTTGTGTAAAACATTCCACAATATATTTATTTTTTGTTAAATATTCTATCCACTTAAATATTAATATAAATAAAATTAAACAACCGATTATTAAAAATGTAATTTTATATTGTTTTAAGTTTATGACCATATAATATAAAATAATATTAAAAATAATAATAAAATATATCCTTTAGTAAATAAAAATATACCAAAAATTTTATATCTTTTTATTATAAGTAATGTCAGACACAAGTGATACTTCTACTATTGATGACAAACAAAACGAAAAAAAAAACGTGGTTTCTAATGATTTATATGCAAATACCAAAAGTTTTATTATATCTGTAATCGTTATTGTTTTTGCTATCTTGGTTTATTTTACGACAAGTGGTGTATTATTATACGCATGTAAAGTAGCGCAAGCAAATATAATGCCAACAGATATAAATGCTCATCCATATACAGAAACAAAACCAGACATTAAAGAAATAGAAACAAATCTATTTGTAAAAGACACCGACCTGGGACAAGTATCTGAGAAAATAAAATTCTCTTATGATAAATATAATTCTTCAAACGCAATTTTAGATATGTTGCACAAGTATAAAAATAATTCAAATGCTAATTTTTTTACAAATTATATATTTTCAATCTTAGAATCGTTAATTAATTCAAATTATAGTATTTTAAATTACGTTTTAAACACCTTAAACGAAACATTTTCTGAACCGGTAATCGTATTTTTCGCACCTATATTATTTTTTATAATATTGCCATTTATATTTTTATATAATCTGTTTTATTTACTATACTTATGGTTATACAATATGAAATGGTTCTTTAAAACAAATACGAACGAAACCGGAGCAGGAAACCCTGAATTTGTTGATGTAAGTGTTTTTTCTCCTATCAAGTATGGCATTGCCGTATGGTTAGTAATAATATGGTTGTTTGTTTTGCTTGTCGTTGGGTTACCTATTTCATTTGTTTTTGCATTTATATCATTAATATGGTGTTTATTTTCAAGTTACGCATATAAAGGAACAATGAATGGTAAGACTATAGGTTCTTTGGCAATAGTAAAAGACTTATTTAAATATTATAAAATACCCATTATGAGTATTTTTAGTATATATGTGACATTTTTAGCATTTACAAGATTAGGAACCGTTCCAGGTATATTCTCAATAATAACATTAGCATTAATTTATTTTGGAATTATAGGAATAGATATGTTTAAACCGATAAATGAAGAAAATTTATCCCCTGTGGTAAGTTATGAGCAAGCGGTAAAAACAGAGGTTAAACCTTTGCCAAAAACAAAAAGTTTAATGTTTGGTTTATTTGGCGGACAATCTGGTGGAAGAAGTTTAACCAAAGAATTAAAAAATATAAGTAAAACATATTTTAATAAAAAAACTTAAAACATAAACGTGTATTATAAATTATATAAATGGGAAAAGATAAAAAAAAACAGCCAAAATATCCAACGGTAACTTTATGTACGCCAACATTCAATCGAAGACCCTTCATTCCGATGATGTTAAAATGTTATGAACATCAGACATATCCAAAAGACAAAATTGAATGGTTGATTGTGGATGACGGAACAGATAAGATAGAAGATTTAGTAACACATATACCACAAGTTAAATACTTTAAATATGATACGAAGATGACACTAGGACAAAAAAGAAATTTACTGAACGACAAAGCCACTGGAGATATAATTATTTTTATTGACGACGATGATTATTATCCACCAGAAAGAATTAGTCACGCCGTTAAAACACTAACAAACTCAAAGGCTTTATGCGCTGGTTCTAGTGCGATGTTTATTTATTTCAAACATATAAGTAAAATGTATTTATTCGGTCCTTATGGTCCGAATCACGCTACGGCAGCAACATTTGCTTTTAAGCGTGAATTATTGGCGACTTCAAGGTTTGATGAAAAATCTTCTGTGGCAGAAGAACGAAAATTTTTAAAGGATTACACGGTGCCTTTTGTGCAACTGGAAGCAAAGAAATCGATTGTTGTTTTTTCCCATAATCATAATTCATTTGATAAAAAGGAGTTGCTCAAACAAATGCCGAATCCAAATATACATGATACACCAGTTCTGCCGGCGGATTTAGTTAAAGAAACGGATATTTTAAAATTTTTTATGGAAGATATAGATAAAT